AAATCAAAAGATAAAAAATCAAAAGATAAAAAATCAAAAGATAAAAAATCAAAAGATAAAAAATCAAAAGATAAAAAATCAAAAGATAAAAAATCAAAAGATAAAAAATCAAAAGATGCAAAACCAAAAGATGAAAAATCAAAAGATAAAAAACCAAAAGATAAAAAATCAAAAGATACAAAACCAAAAGATACAAAACCAAAATATAAAAAATGATATAAAGGTAACAAAATATAAATAATAATTGGATTAAATGATAAGTCAATCAGATAAAATATTTTTATTTATTTTATTGTTGTTTGGTTGTTTAAAAGTATATTGCGTATACACAATACTTACACTTAAATAAATTAAATTTTTAGATAAATATAAATATTACTTTGGGTTACTCGATTGTTCGTTGCGTTTTTCAAGTTCTACCTCGTATATACGGTTACGAATTTCGACAGAACTATATTTATGATATCTTTTATGATAATATAATTCGATCCCATTGTCGATACAGTATTGTTTCCCAGTAAAGTTTTTATCAATATATTCTTCACTTAAAAAACGAATATGAATTGTTTGTGTCTTAATCAAATTCAATAAGTCGTCTTCAGTTTCATAAACTAAAATTTCATCAATATATTTTACCGCTTGCAATTGAACATATCTTTCATATAAGCTTTGAATCGGTTTATTTTTTATACCGGGTCTGTCTATAGTAGGATCAACTTGTAGTGCAACTTTAAGGTAGTCACACATTTCTTTTTCTTGTTTGAGCATTGTAACGTGCCCTGCATGTAACATATCAAATGATGAACATTGAAATCCAATTTTCATATTATCTATTTTAACGTTTACGTTTGTGTTTGCGTTTGCATCCATTTTATTGCTTTATTACTTTTTATCTTTTTTATCTCTTTAATATTGTTAAAATTAAATTTTAAATTTATTTTTATACACATTTCAACTTTTCGCCGATTTCTTTGAAATAGAAGCCGTTATAACAAATATTTTTTAAAAGCGCTTTAGCAAGCGTTTTATCGCTTATTTTAAGGGTTCTAATGCAATCATATTTACAAATGTGGCTTCGAACTAAATTGTGTTGCGCATCATACTGTCCAACACCATTTCTATACAATAAAGGATATTCACCGTTATTGAGCTCTGACTCAAACATTGTTCTCAATTCTTCATCACAATCATCATATAATTTATAATAAAATCCTCTTGATATGATCGATTTTTTTACAGGAACGTCTAATCCGGACGATTCATACCCGTTGCAATGCGCGGCAGTTTTTCGGTCAATGTATACATTCAATATTTTTGTCTTGTCGCCATCAAGTTGTGCAATGTATCCCAAATTTTGAGGCCGCGTTTTCTTTGTAGGTAATATAGTATGTTGCACTACACTTGCATCAAGATCTCTATCAACAAGCAACCACCGGTATCCATGATACACCGTATTTTCCCTAACCGCTTTATTCATCGACGGTCTTTTGATATCTGAATTTTCCTTCACAACTTCCGAGACGCTGTCATATACTTTTACCAGTTCAAGTGTATCGGGGTGAATTTTTTGTAATCTCGGACCCAACGTAACAAGAGCCGTATTGAATCCAGTTGTATTTTTCATTTGCGATGCACTCATTTTTTCCATCATTTCTTTCATTCGTTTTTCGTTGGCATCCACCTTGCCCGATAACTGTTTGACTGAATTAACCAATTCGTGCAACAATGCATTTTCATTTTTGTCTTCCTTCATTTGAACAAGCAGTTTTAATTTTTCGATCTCAAGTTCCAAGCTGCTATTATTGACTTCATTGAAATTCTTCATATTGCTCGTTATAATCTGAAGTAGTATCTGATAAGACAAATTTCTGCCAATTAAAAACAATTCTTGCTCCTTTTCATGATTCTTCAAATCGGTCACCCTATTCAATCGAACGCTTTCATGATTATGAATGAAATTTTCAAAATCTTTACTCCTCTGCACACAAAAACAATCCAGCAGCACACACTCTTCATATTTGCTTTTATGTTCATTGTACCTACCCGATATTCCGCGCCGACTCTCCCCGATTTTTATAATATATTTACCGACATGTTCAAGCGTCTTTACTCTAATAATGTAAACAACAGAACGCGCTGTATCGTATTCTTTCAGTAATATTTTTTCCCTTTCGAGCACCTTTTCTTTTTCCAATTTTGTTTCATATTCCTTCTTCTTGGTGTCTTCGAGGGATGCCATTTCGCCCTTTGTTTGTTCTAATTCTTCTTGTTTTTCTTCCAATTCTTCTTGTTTTTTATCGATTTCTTTTTGCATATTGTAAATACCTGTGACTCGAATCTCCTTAACCACTTCGCAAACCCAATTTTGAAATTTTTGGGCAATCGGCTTTCTCGATCGAAACAGTACTTTATATAATCCTTTTTCGGTTAAAAATGTTATATCTTGCAATCTTCCCGTGCCGTCCATAGTATGTACAGCACGCTTTTCTGAATCATCAAAATCAGCAATTGATGTTCTTATATTACTTATGTCTAATACTACTCCCACATCACTCGCTCGAAAGAGTGGGTCGTCTAATGTTCCTTTTATAACAATTTCGGTGTGCAAATCATTTTCATTAAATGCTTTTACTATATCCATTTTCTTTGATGTTGTAATATTGTAATTTACGTCATCTCTTTAAGTAAATTTAGTTATAATATTTAAATAAATAATGTTTCCGCGTGTATACTAAAGGGAGTGCATAGTATGTACTCCCCTTGTTTGCTGACCCGATCGGGTGAGCAAATATTTATTTTAATCATAAATATTTGTTTTGCTCCTGAACCTTCAGGAGTAAATGTAAAAAAAATCATCTTTGGTCCACAGAGTTGTGGAGCAAACTATTTGTTAATTTATTTTTGCTCACGAAGGTTCGGGAGCAAAAATAAAATCGTAACTATATTTTTTTGTTACTGATAAACGGTTTAATTGCTGTAAGCAAGACCACCCATACCGCTCATAATACGGAGAACGTTGTAGTTGGTGGCATAAACACGAACTTTGGCGGTCTTGGTACCTTCAACAGTAGCATTGGACAACACGAGCTGAAGGGTTGCGTTGTCAATTCGAGAGAAGTTACACGAACCGCTCGGTTGGTGCTCCTCCGGCCTCAACGCAAATGAGTATACGTTGATACCGGTGTCGGGGGTGCGGGTGTGGTGCTGGTAGGGCTGAACGAGGTCAAAGTAGGTTCCTTCACGCTCAGAGAATCGGTCCTGTCCATTGAGCTGGAGTTTGGCAGTGACAACGGGGTTCTGACCCCAGCAGTGCATGGGGAGGGAGGTCTCGGCGAGAACAAAGGTTCCGGCATCAGAAACTCCGGAGTTCATGTAGCTATGAGGAAAGGTAGAACCTTGGTTTCCTGCAGCGTTGTGGTAGTAGCCAGATGCGGCATTCATTTCATCGTATGCATTATTGTGAGGGGATGCGGTCCACCACTGTTCACTTGCACCTGGGGCAGAGTCGCCGGCGCCAGCATCATAGAAGAGGCCAGAAGCATCAATGTACTGATCAACGGCTTCAGGGCCACCAAATGCGTGGATGGCGTTGGGAAGGGCATCGACGGCATCGGTGTAGTTGAAGGGCTGGGCGCCGAGCAGACGGTACAACAGCTGCTCGCAATCGAGGGAAGAGCAGTAGTCGACATTCTGATCTGGTTGAACGACCCAAATGAGTTCTTTAACGGGGTGGTTAAAGTTGAGCTTGATCTTGTTGGAAGAAGAACCGACGGACTCATCACCAGTAAACTGGAGCTGTTCGATGAGGTACTCGTGGGGGTTTTGAGCCATGCGCCTGCGCTCGTCGGTATCCAAGAAGACGTAGTCGACGTACAAGGATGCGGCAACGAGGGACTGATTGTATGCAGCGGAAACACGGCCACCAGCGGTGGAGCAGTTGCCGTGGTTCAGAGAACCAACAGCCCACAAGCACTCATCAATGGGGCGGATATCGAGATTGATCTTGACTTCGTGGTACTGAAGGGCGATCAGGGGCAGAGCGAGACCGGGGTTGCGGCAGTACCAGAACTGGAAGGGAACATAGAGGGTGGTTTCAGGGAGGGCGTTACGAGGAGCGCAAACTTGGCGAGGAGCGTTGCTCTGGCAAGGACCGTCAACGTCGTTAAATGAAGGATCGGTGATAAAGGTGAGTTCGGTGGTGTTTCCGACCATTCCATAGTAGCCGCGGGTCTGGTCAACGGGCAGAGTGAGGTTATTCCAAATGTGCATCCAGTCACCGTACTGGCGATCGATGCGCTGACCACCGATTTCAACCTCAACCTGAGAAATAAGCTGTTCACCGGGAAAGTCGAGCCAACGGGCATAAACTCCGGAACCGGCGGTGCTGTTCTTCATGGTCTGGTTGATTTCAGGGAGAGTAACCTGAAGGTAAGTGCGGTATGCAAGATCACCATTTCGGCTAATAGTGCAAGTTACACGGCGACCGAAATCTGCCTGTCCGTTAAAAGTTTGTTCAATGGACTCCATAGCGAAGTTAGTGTGACGTTTATATGATACCTTCCAGAAAGTGATCTGAGGGTTGCCCGTGAGATAAACATCCTGGGCACCATAAGCTACAAGTTGCATTAATCCTCCTGCCATTTTATATAGTTGTTATAATATTGCTAAAGAAAAAAATTTTAAGAATTTTGTCTAATTCATTAAAAAAAATGAATTTTTAATGAATTTAATTCATTTTTTTTTTATTTTTCAGTGATTTACAATGTTTTTCAATAATTTTCAGTAATTTACAATAATTTTCAGTAATTTACAATAATTTTCAGTAATTTACAATATTTTTCAGTAATTTACAATATTTTTCAGTAAACAATTACTTTAATAAAAAATGCCTAAATATTCTTGGGTGATTCAAAATTTTATTTGTAAAAATGAAACAAATAAAATTACAAATAAAAATTTAAAGTCATTAAAAATAAAAATTATATTTACATTTTTTAGAATATAAAGTTTTTTAATTATATAGTATATAACTAGTAAGTAAGTAAGTAAGTGAGTTTGAATAATTTATATGTGTTTAAATGCCATCTTTCAAATATAAAACAAATAAAAAAATAACCGTAGATGATAAAAGTATTGCAACATTAGACAATCGTCACAAAGAAATGCAGTTACACTTTTCAAATATTAAAAATATTATTATACCAAATCTTTCAAAAGAAAAAAAAGAGTTAACCGATATATTAGATAATGAAGATGAAATAAAAAATATTCCAATTGAAAGGCAGCTTGAAATAAAAGATCGTATATCTGATATTAAAACCACTTTAAAAACTCATAAAACTAATATCAAACAGTATTACTTGAGTAATTCTAAATACATTTTTGATTATTTTGAAAATAAAAAAGAAATCTCAAATGGGAATAATAAAACAAAAATATTAAATTCATTTTTTAAAATAGATAATTATGATGATCGTGTAAATGAGTTAACGTCGATGAATATTAATAATGTAAAAAAATTTTTATCAAATATTGATCATACATTCATAAATGTAAATGATTTTATGTTTCAAACAGACATATGCAAACACTGTAATATTGGTGAACTGATACCTGTAGAACATGAAGGCATTCTTGTTTGCAATAATTGTTCAAAATATGTCATGTATTTATTTGAAAGCGAAAAACCGTCTTACAAGGAACCCCCAAAAGAAGCATGTTTTTATGCGTATAAAAGGATAAATCATTTTAAAGAAATTCTTGCACAGTTTCAAGCAAAAGAAACGACCCAAATTCCACCGGAAGTCATTGATAATATTAAATTACAAATTAAAAAGGAAAGAATTAGCTTATCTAAATTTACAAATACAAAAGCCAAAGACATATTAAAAAAACTTGGTTATAATAAATTTTATGAGCACATACCATACATTAAAGATAAACTTGGGATTAAACCACCAACTATGACACAGCAGTTAGAAGAACAGCTGTGCAACTTATTTATGGAAATACAAGGACCTTATGCAAAATTTTGTCCAGATGACCGTGTAAATTTTTTGAATTATTATTATACAATTTATAAATTATGTGAATTACTTGGACAAATCCAGTTTCTTCCATATTTTCCATTACTGAAAGATAGAGAGAAACAAATTGAGCAAGATGAAATATGGAAAAAAATTTGTGCAGAATTGAATTGGGAATTTATACCCACTCAATAAAAATATGAAGTGAATGTTAATTAAATTATTTAAATATTATTATTATATTATTATTATTTAAATAAATATAAAGTATTAATAAAATCTTGAATGAAACTTAATTATGTTAAATACTTATTTGGGTGGAAAGAAGTGAAACTTCCGTATGATGAACCGTGTATAGTAGTTTATGCTCATACAAGTTATTGGGATGCATTTTTTTATTTTTTATATAGAATATCCTCCTATGGAGAAAATATGTATACATTAGTTCAACCAAAACTTTCAAAGTGGTATTATCGCCCATTTGCATTATTGTTAAATATGATTTTTGCACCACCCGTTGAAAATAGAAATAATAATACTTTGAATGTCATAATTAAAACTTTTAGTGATAAACCAACATCAAAAACCGCTCACAAGATATTAGTATTATCTCCAAAAGGAACATGTTCAAAAAAGGAATGGCGGTCTGGATATTATTACATTGCAAAAGAATTGAATTATAAAATTTATCCATTATGTATTGACTATACAAATAGAACACCCATATTTGGTAATCCAGTGAATCCAAATACAATGTCATTGGATGAATGTACTATAAATTTACAAAAACAATTGGGACAATATAGAGGGCTAAACTTGGAAAATGCAGAATTTGAAATAACTGACAACTGCGGTTGTCCTTATGAATGTTTATTTCCGTTTGATTTTTGTATGGCAACAACATATTTATTTATACCATTTTTATTAAAATTGCTAGAAAATGGATCGTATTATCGATTTACGTCAAGTTTTATCTTATTCATTTTTTCATTGATTTATCATCATGAAAATGAAGGTGTTGACTATGAACCCCAAATGATGCAACTATTTCAACAGGGGGAAGGATTACTTGCCAAAGTAATGATAATCAGTCACATTATTGAAAATTTGTATAAATTTGGGCATTTAAATTCAATATTTTATTTTACATTAATTGTTGGATTATTTTTTTATAAAAATGGAACACCTAGAGGAAATAAAAATCGTGGTAAGTATGTGGTATTCCATTCAATTCATCATATTTTATTTGCAATTTGGGCTTATAGTTTAGCTAGTCAACAAACAATAGAACAATAGAACAATAGAACAATAGAACAATAGAACAATAGAACAATAGAACAATAGAACAATAGAACAATAGAACAATAGAACAATAGAACAATAGAA